GGTGGAAATGTTAGATATGATGGAACTTTGGACAGGCGGGTTGACTATATTTGTTGCCCTAATTGGATATATGATGCACGAAAAGTTTAACGACTTAAAGCGCATTGATATTTTATTAAACAAAACAAGAGAAGAGGTCGCTCGTGATAACGTTACTAAAGCAGAAGTTGAACGCATTGTTGAACATATGGACGCAAGGTTTAACAAACTTGAAAGCAAAATTGATGAGCTTATTAGGAAATAAATAATGCCAAGTGTCTCTAAAAAACAACACAATTTTATGGAAGCCATAGCTCATAGCAAGGATTTTGCTAAAAAAGTGGGCGTTCCACAATCTGTAGGCAAAGACTTTGTAACTGCCGATAAAGGCAAAAAATTTAAAGAAGGTGGGACTATGAAAAAGATGAAAAAATTTGCTGACGGCGGCGAGATGATGGACGATAGCGAAACCGAAGGTGGTGCTTATGTTGGATCACGTTTAGACATGGGTAAAAGCCGTGGAAGCCGTATTGGAAAAGTTAGCAAAGAAGACTCAGATATGATTAAAAAGCAAGATGCAGCTTCTGGCATGAACAAAAATCCTAGAATGGGTGGTTTAGCAAGAGCTGGTATGTCTGCTGGTTTGGGTGACAAGAGAGCAGCATATGGCGGCTTTAAAAAAGGTGGCATGGCTCACGATGATGCCAAACAAGATATGAAAATGGACAAAGCGCAAGACAAAGCCATGATCAAAAAAGCTTTTAAACAGCACGATATGCAAGAGCATAAAGGCGGTAAAGGCACTAAGTTAAAATTAGCTAAAGGCGGTACTTTCCGTTCTTCTGCTGATGGTTGCGCCACCAAAGGCAAAACCAAGGGCACTCAAGTAAAAATGAAAATGGGCGGAGCTTGTTAACATGAAAAAGAAAATGCGTAAGTTTGCTGAAGGCGGGTTTAGTGCTGCTCAAGAAGAATGGTTGGGCGGTGCTGATCGTACTGATCCATATATCTTGGCTCGTATGCGTAGTGCTGTTCCTGATGAACCAGCACCAAAATCCCGTGACTTTGATGCTATAGATGCAGATATGGTTGCACCATCAAGAAATCTAACCTCCCCCGTAACTAAAACTGTTTCAAAAACAAAGGTCTCCGTAACCAAGCCCAAGTCTGATTGGGAAGACAATAGCAAGATGTTACCTGGTCATGAGAAATCAAAGATTGATCCAAACTGGGATGACAATAGCAGTATGTTGCCGGGCCATACAAAACCAGAAAATAAAAAAGTAGAAGCAGAAAAAACTTCAACTCGTAAACCTTATATTGATATTCCATCAAGATCTAATATTGGATTACGTCAATTTAAAAACATTAAAGATGACGGTTCAGTTAAAAAAATGTCCAGCGGTGGTAAGGTGAAGTCAGCTTCATCCCGTGCCGATGGTTGCGCAATCCGTGGGAAAACAAGGGCTTAATCATGGGAAAACCATTACAACAAGATAGCGAAGGCAACATAATTAACGATGTAGAAACCCAAAAAAATCAACAGGGTTCTGCAAATTATGAGGCTGAAAATGCTAAGAAACAAAAAGAAATGGAAGCCAAAGACGCTAAGTTTACAGACACCATTAAGTCTGGCGTAAAAAAAGTGCGTGGTATGTTGGGTTTAAAATCTGGTGGATCAGTATCCTCTGCCTCTAAACGTGCTGACGGCTGCTGTGTTAAGGGTAAAACCCGTGGGAAGATTTGTTAAATGGTTCAACCAGTTGGCCCTGTCCAAAAAACTGCCGAATTAGATTTAGACATGGGGAAGAAAAATCCCCAAGAACAGTCACAACCTAGAAACCCAGGTAAAGCTGCCATCATAGATGTATCTCCAGAAGCTATTGAAAAATCTAAAGCTGAAGTAAGTAGAATTGGCAGAGAAGTCAGGAGTGCAGAACCATATAAAGGCAAGGCATATTCTGATACAGCGATAAAATCAAGTGGCGGTGGCGGCGGTGGTGGTGGTATGCCAAAATTAAACCGTGATATATCTAAAAATATGAAAAAAGGTGGGGCAGTATCTAGTGCCTCTAAACGTGCAGACGGATGCTGTATTCGTGGAAAGACAAGAGCATGAGACCAAGCCGTGGAATGGGAGCAATAATGCCTTCTAAGATGGGTAAAGGCGTTAAGAAAGCTCGTAGAGATGATACAGACTTCACCGAATATAAAGAAGGTGGCGAAGTCTGGGATAAGCCGCGCCCAAAGGGTTTAGGTAAATCTAAAAAACTATCGTCAGCAAAGAAAGCATCTGCAAAAGCTATGGCTAAAGCCGCTGGCAGACCTTATCCTAATTTAGTAGACAACATGAGGGCAGCCAAAAAGTGAAAGACTTTATGCAAGTTCAGATTGAAGCATCTGAACGCTTGTATCAAATGATGTTAGAAGACCATAAAGAACGTGTTAGAGACATGGCAATGTGGGCAGAAACAAGCGTAAGTCTGATGAAAAAGCTAGATGAGCGTGACGAAGAGATTAAGAAGTTACGATCAGAAATAGTATCGCTTAAGGCAAATAAATTATGAGCACATCGGGAACTACAACATTTAATTTAGATATCAATAACCTCGTAGAAGAGGCTTTTGAGCGTTGTGGGCAGGAATTGCGCACAGGTTATGAGTTACGTACAGCTCGCAGATCATTGAACCTATTAACCATTGAATGGGCTAACCGAGGCATTAATCTTTGGACAATTGAGCAAGGTCAGATTCCTATGGTTACAGGACAGGCTCTTTATCCAGTTCCAGAATCAACAATTGACTTTTTAGATCATGTAATCCGTCAAAATAATGGTGTTCAATCTACTCAAATTGACATCAATATCAGCCGTATTTCTGAGTCTACATATTCAACTATTCCAAATAAGTTGACACAAGGTCGCCCTATTCAAGTTTGGTACAACCGTCAAAGTGGCATGAGTAATGAAACAACAGCTACTCTCAATGGAACTATTACGTCTACTTCTACAACCATTACTGTAAGTGACGCTAGCCAGCTGGCTAATGCTGGATTTATTCAAATTGATTCAGAAATTATTGGATATGCAAATACCTCTGGCAACCAACTGTTAAATTGTTATCGTGGGCAAAACGGCACAACCGCTGCTGCACATACAACTGGAGCTGTTATTACCAATAAAAATCTACCATGTATTAATGTCTGGCCAACCCCTGACGCTGGTGGTGGCCCATATACATTTGTTTACTGGAGAATGCGTAGAATTCAAGATGCTGGCACAAACGGCACAGTAGAACAGGATATTCCATTCCGCCTACTGCCATGCCTAGTAGCTGGTTTGGCTTTCTACCTATCCCAGAAGTTACCAGATGGTTTAAGTCGTATGCAAATATTAAAACAGGAATACGAAGAACAATGGTTGATAGCATCTACCGAAGACCGGGAAAAGGCTCCTTCTAGATTTGTTCCTCGTACTATGTTCTATGCCTAATAGATATGCGAGTGGCAAATTTGCCATTGCCGAGTGCGATCGATGTGGTCAGAGATATAAACTAAAAGAGCTTAGAAAGCTGACAATTAAGACCAAACAGGTTAGCATTAAGGTATGCAAGGAATGCTGGGAGCCTGATCAGCCACAGTTATCTTTGGGTATGTACCCAGTAGATGACCCACAAGCTGTTCGGGAGCCAAGACCAGATGTAAGTTATACCGTATCAGGTACTAGTGGATTACAGATCAATGGCACTAATGATACGACTATACAGGGTGTAGGTTATCCACAGGGCGGTAGTAGAGTATTTCAATGGGGATGGAACCCTGTTGGTGGTGCTAGAGACGGTGGGTTAACACCTAACGATCTTGCTCCATCTGGTTTGGTAGGTAGCGTAACAGTAACAATAACTTAGGAGTAAAAAATGTCATTCAAAAAAGGCGCTAATGGTATTGAATCCAAAGGCAAAACAGTAGGTAAAAATTTAGGCGATTCAGGTCCATCAATGATGGCTATGAAGGGTGCAACTAAAAAAATGGGTGTTAGCTCTATGGCTATGAAAGATATGGGTCGTAACTTAGCTCGTGTTGCTAATCAGAAGAAATCAGGAAGAGGTCGTTAATCATGGCTAAATTTTCTATGAAAAAAGGCGGTAAAGAAGTTGGTCAAGCTAGCATCTATGCAAAACCACATACTATGACTGGCAGTTCAGATGTTGATTTGGGCGTTTGCTATGCTACAGATCCAAATTCTATGTCAGCAAATGAATCTACTCCTGGTGGTATGCCAGCTCGCAGAGTAAGCGGTGGAAATATTACTGGCGAACCAAAAACCACGGGCATTAAAATTCGTGGTACTGGCGCGGCTACTAAAGGTGTAATGGCACGAGGACCAATGGCGTAATGAATTACACTACTTTATTTGCTACCATCAAGGGATACGTTGAGAATGATTTCCCAGCAGCTACATATACAGATGTGGCGGGAACAGGCACAACTGGATTAACCTCGACACAGCAAATTAATACATTTATTCAACAGGCTGAACAACGGATATACAACACCGTTCAATTACCAGCCCTAAGAAAGAATGTAACTGGATCATCGTTAGCTGGTAATAAATACTTAGGTATGCCAACTGATTGGCTTGCTATGTATTCATTAGCGGTTATTCAGCCATCTGGTAGTACAACTGGAACGCAGTCTTTCCTATTGAATAAAGACGTGGAGTTTATTCGGGAATCTTTTCCATATCCAGGCACATCTGGAGTACCAACTCATTACGCTATTTTTGATGGGAATACGTGCATTCTAGGCCCAACGCCAGACGAAAGTTATTCGTTTGAAATGCACTATTACTACTACCCAGAATCAATTGTAACCGCCAATACAACATGGCTTGGTGATCATTTTGACTCAACATTACTGTATGGCTCTCTATTAGAAGGCTATACTTATATGAAGGGTGAAGCAGACGTTATTGCTAACTATCAAAAACGCTATGATGAAGCTATGGCATTGTTAAAACAATTGGGTGATGGTAAAGATCGTCAAGATATGTACCGCACTCCTCAAGTAAGGTATCCAGTTAAATGATAAGTTCACAGGGATCAACATTTGTAAGTGGTATACAAGTTGCTACAAAAGACTTTGGTGGTTTTACTCCAGAAGAGTTGGCTGAAAGAGCGCTTGAAAAAATTATTTATGTAGGCGATCAATCTCACCCTGCAATCCGTGATCAAGCAGTTGCGTTTAAAGATCACTTGCGTGCTGTATTGATTTTTTACATGAATGAAGCAGTAAAATTTGACCGTATAACTATGGCTAACAGGCTACGTGAAACTGGTCATCCCGAATTAATTAAACTTTTAGACGAATAGGAGTCCCAAATGGCTTTTTCAGGAAACTTTATGTGTACCAGCTTTAAGGTACAGTTAATGACAGCAACGCATAACTTTACAGCCAGTACAGGTAATACTTTTAAATTAGCTTTATACGATAATTCAGCATCATTTACTGCTGCTACTACTGCGTATACTGCAACTAACGAAGTAGCTGCTTCTGGTACATACTCTGCGGGTGGCGGTGCATTAACCAACATTACACCAACATCTTCAAGTACTACTGCATTTACAGACTTTAATGACTTGTCATTTACATCTGCAACTATTACAGCATATGGAGCAATGATTTATAACAGCTCAGCTGCTGGTAATCCATCTGTAGTTATTTTAGATTTTGGTGGTGTTAAGTCATCTACATCAGGTACATTTACAATCGTTTTCCCAACAGCAGACGCAACAAACGCTATTATTCGTATCGCTTAATTCAATAACTAAAGAAAATGGTTATTGATTTTGTTATCGAGCAAAATGGGGAAAAGTTTTGTGATGCTTTGATACTAGAGGATAATCATACTTTTACCGATGAAGAAATCGAGTCCATGAAACAGGCTCGGTTTGATAATTGGTATGCTTTTATTCATACGCCAGCAGCTGAAGAAACACCACAGGAATAACCTATGGCTACTAGATATTGGGTAGGCGGCTCAGGCAACTGGTCAGATTCTACAAACCATTGGGCTACTACTTCTGGTGGAACCCCAGCTGTAGGAAATCTACCTACGTTTGTTGATGACGTTGTATTTGACAATTTGTCTAATACAGGTACAACAATATTTACTGTAACCGTTACAAATAGTTCAGTATGTCAAAACATTAGTTTTGGTTCAGGAGCAACAGCCCTTGATGCCGTAATGACATTAGCTGGTACTGGAACATGGTCTATTTATGGCAGTATGACCTTGGTTTCTACAAACTTATCAGTTACATACACGGGAACCATAACTTGGGCAGCAACAACCACAGGTAAAACAATTACCACCGCAGGAAAATCATTTAGCATTTTTACTTTTAACGGTTTAGGTGGTGGGTGGACTTTACAAGATGCACTTACTTTAAGTAATGGACTCACTTTATTAGCTGGCGCGGTAGATACAAATAACCAAGCAGTTACAGCAAATGGTGGTTCTGAAAATTTTGCTACATCGGGATCTGCAACAAGGTCTTTAACATTAGGTACATCTACATATACTTGTGCTGGACTTGTTATTACATGGAACGTAACATCAACAACTGGTTTTACGCTTAGTGCAGCATCATCCACCATTAGTCTTACTTCAGGCGATCCAGAATTTAATGGTGGTGGTTTAACGTATGGAACTATAACATATGCAGCTATTGGCTCAGGCCAATATGGCTTAGATATTTTAGGTGCCAATACAATTGGAACATTAACAATAACTGCAGCAACAACAAACGCAGTAATGAAAGTTACTTTTGATTCAAATCAAACTATTGGCACATTAAATGTTACTTCTACTAACTTAACAGCAAGACGTTTTTTTCAAAGCACCACAGCAGGTACAGCAAGAACATTAACTATTACTACAAGAAATGTTTCTAATACAGACTTTAGAGATATAACAATTGCAGGCGCAGCACTAACTGGTACAAGTTTAGGTGATTGTGGTGGTAACAGTAACATTACTTTTGACACAGCAAAAACGGTTTACTGGAATTTAGCTGGAGCACAAAACTGGGGCGCAACAGGATGGGCAACTTCAAGTGGTGGTTCTCCAGCTTTAGCTAATTTTCCATTAGCGCAAGATACGGTTGTATTTGATAACACGGGATCTGTTACTGGAACAATTACAATAAACACAGATTTCAATATTGGCACCATTAATATCACCAAAACTGGTGCCATGACTTTATCAATATCTAGTTTTGTTAATCCTAATATTTATGGAAATTTTACTGTTGGAGCGCTAACAACAATTTCTGGAAGCTCTAATTCATATTATTATTTTGTTGGTAGGGGTACTCAAACAATTACCAGCAATACAAGAACTTTTGCAAATTCTGGAATAGTAGTACAAGCACTTGGTGGTACTGTAATTTTTGCAGATGCTTTTACCACTACTGGTTCATTAGCCCTTTTTCTTGGTACATTAAATTTAAATAATTTTACAGCTACTGCAGCTGCCTTCTCCTCAAATACGACTAGCACTAAAGCTATTGCTTTTGGTACAACTGGTGAAATTACGATTAATGGTTCTGGAGTTGCAGGTATTTTTATCGGGACAAATTTTACCTATACAGGTACCTCAAAAATAAATGTATCAAACAACTCAGCAACAGCCACATCAATTAACATAGCAACAGGTTTTACTTCAACAAACGCATTAAACGTAAACTATACAACAGGAACATACGCTCTTACTGAATCATCAGGAAATACTTATAAAAATTTAAGTTATAGCGGATATAGTGGAACTGTAAATAACGTAACTAGAACTCTTTATGGAAACCTAACGCTAGGGTCAGGAACAACATACACAGCTGGTGTGAACGCAATAACTTTTTCTGGAACGGCTGGAACAACACAAACAATAACATCTAATACAAAAACATTAAGTAATCCAGTTACTTTTGCTGGAACCGCAAGTACCATCTATCAATTGGCAGATGCAATGACTTTAGATAGTGCTAGTACAACAACATTAACTAATGGAACTTTAAGTTTAAACAATAAAACACTTACAACTGGATTATTTTCCTCAAGCAATACAAATACTAGATCCTTAACTTTAGGGTCTGCTTCTTTGGTTTGCATAGGATCAGGAGTAACTACATTTAATATATCTACCACCACAGGAATGACATTAAGTGCTGGTACTTCTACTATTTCTCTTACTTCTGCAAGTGCCAAGACATTTGCTGGTGGCGGTCTTACTTATTACAACATTAATCAAGGTGGTGCTGGCGCATTAACAATTAGTGGTGCAAATACTTTTAATAATATTACAAATGCTGTTCAGCCAACTACAGTTACTTTTACTTCAAGTGTAACCCAAACTTTTAGCAATTTTGGCTTAAATGGAACCGCTGGAAATTTAGTGACTATTAATAGTAGTACAGCTGGAACAAGAGCAACTTTAAGTAAAGCTAGTGGAATTGTAGATTGTAATTATTTAAGTATTAGGGATAGTAATGCTGCTGGTGGTGCTGGATGGTATGCTGGGACAACTTCAACTAACGTCAGCAATAACTTAGGATGGATATTTACAGTCCCTCCATACATAAATGTCACAGGCGTTTCAGCAACTGGAAGTGTAGGATCAGTAACAGTTTCTACTGGTATTAATATTGATGTAAATGTCACAGGTGTATCAGCCACAGGAGATGTTGGTTCTGTAACAACAAATACAGATCAAAATGTCAGCGTAACAGGTGTCTCTGCCACAGGCCAAGTGGGATCAGTAGTAAGAACAGTAGATGTCACAGGCGTTTCTGCTACTGGTCAAGTTGGATCCGTAACTACAACTAGCTCAACAAATGTGAGCGTAACAGGCGTTTCTGCTACTGGGCAGGTTGGTTCCGTAACAATTAGTATTGGTAGAGACGTAAGCGTTACTGGAGTAAAAGGTACGGGTCAAGTTGGTTCAGTTACCATTACGATTGGTAGAAATGTAAGTGTCACAGGCGTTTCGGCAACTGGAAGTGTAGGATCTGTAACAGTTACTGGTACAGCCAGTACAAGCGTTACTGGGGTGTCTGCTACTGGCCAAGTTGGTTCCGTATCAATTTCTATCAGTAGAAATGTAAGTGTTACGGGAGTTTCCGCCACAGGAAGCGTTGGTTCAGTTACCCTAGTTACAGGAGCCAATGTCAGCGTTACGGGCGTTTCTGCTACTGGAAATGTCGGTTCTGTGTCATTTGTCACTACCGCCAATGTAAGTGTCACAGGAGTGTCTGCAACGGGTCAGGTAGGGACTTTATTCTTCTTCCAATGGGATACCATTAACGACTCACAAAATGCAAATTGGGTAGCTATTAATGACTCTCAAAGCGCAAATTGGACTACAATTAACCCAAATAGCCCGAATACATGGGCTGATATTGTCATATAAAGGTACTAAAAATGGCTTATTCCAACCTAAAAATTGAATTAATAACAACTGGAACGCAGGATAATACCTGGGGGACCACTACAAACACCAATCTTGGAACAGCCCTAGAAGAAGCCATTGTTGGTAGAACCCCTGTAGTTATTGCCAATCCGCCAGCTTCTCCAGCAGCAAACTTAGAATTAGCAGACTCTAACTCAAGTCAACCCGGAAGAAACTTTATTCTTAATGTAACTTCTGCTGGAACCCTATCTTCTACTCAAACCATTCAAGTATCAGCAATTAATAAACCTTATATTGTTGAAAATAATACAACTGGTGGCCAATCTCTTTTAATTAAAACTGCAAGTGGTAGCGGTGTTACAGTACCAGCTGGATCAAAAACATTAGTATATGCTTACAACACAGGCTCAACTAATGATGTAGCTTATGGTATTAATTACCTAAGTGCTCCAACCATTGCAGGCGGTACAGTAAGTGCCGCAACATTAACGTCTAATATTGTGCAGGGCGGAAAAATGGTTGTATCTGCTCTTGGAACCCTGACTACTGGAACAACCACCATTAACTTAGCAAGTGCCCAAGTTTATACCGCTACAGTTACAGCAAGCAATACAATCACATTTGCGTTCTCTAATGCACCATCAGCAAACCAATCTCAAGTAGTTATATTAAGGCTTACAAATGGCGGTAGTGGAACTGTTGTATGGCCAGCAAATACTAAGTTTAGTTATGGATCTGCACCGTCATTAACGATATCTGGAGTGGATATGCTCGGTATTTATTATGATGTTACAACAACTACATACATGGTATTTGTTATTGGAACGGACGTAAAATGAGTTCAGAACTTTTATTAATTGGTACTGCTCCTCTTAGCCAACTCTATACGTGGGGTAGTGGTCAATATGGTCAATTAGATAATAATCAAAACTTTTACTCTTTTTCACAAACCCCAGTACAAATAACAGCAAAAACATTTAGCGTTGTAAAAGCTGGTAAATATCAAGTTTTTGCTTTGGATGGTAATAATTTATGGGCTTGGGGGTATGGTGCTTATGGTACTTTAGGTCAACATAACAATACAACAAGTCGCTCTTCACCAGTTCAAATATCTGGAGTATGGTCAACAGTAGCTCTTGGAGAAAATTTTGGACTTGGTATAAAAACCGATGGAACATTATGGTCTTGGGGTTTAAATGATAAAGGTCAATTAGGCTTAGGTGATATAGTAGACAGAGATAGTCCAGTTCAAGTTGGGGCTGGAACTGCATGGACATCCGTGGCAGCTGGAACAGATTTTTCAATGGCCACAAAATCAGATAATACTCTTTGGACATTTGGTGGGGATAGTTATTATCAATTAGGTCAAGGTTTGCCAACTGTTGGATATCCAAGATCGTCACCAGTACAGGTTTCTGGTGCATTTAATGGGACAATTGCTGCTGGTCCATATACCGCATATGCCGTAAAAACAGATGGAACTCTTTGGGGCTGGGGAAGAAATCATTCAGTAAATTTATCATTTAATTATTATTTATTAGGCGGAGCTGGTGCTACTTGGGTTCAATCAAATCCAGTACAAATTAGTTCAGGAACTACATGGACAAACATAAGTTGTTCTGGTGTTAATGCTTTTGCAATTAAAAATAGCACTGATTTATATGCTTGGGGAGACAATACTTACGGTCAATTAGGTCTTGGAGATTACACCACTAGAAGCTCTCCAGTACAGGTTACTGGAACGTGGAAAAAAGTATTTGCAAATCAAGGTGCTGGTGATGTTACATATGGAATTAATGGAAGTAATGCTTTGTACTCTTGGGGTCAACCTTCTTATTATGGAGCTTTAGGGGTTAATTATTATCCACAGACACCAAGTCCAGTTCTTGTAAGCAGCACAGGAACATGGTCAGATATTAACGGATATGCGTCTACTGGGTTTGCTTGTGTAAATAATAGTGGTAATAAATTGTATGGTTGGGGTAGTAATAGACCAAATGATGGTCTTGTTACGGCACTACTACAGGACAATGGCTCGCAATATTTAGGTCTTAGGTCATCTCCAGTTTTAATTTCTTCACAAGCAGGTGTTTGGGATGAAATATATACCTCTCAGAATTACGTTGCATCTCAAACTGTATATGGGTTAAGTAAATCTCAATCTTTATATGGCTGGGGATGGAACCAATATGGTCAATTAGGTCAAAGCTCTGTAACACCAAGGTCATCACCTGTTTTAATAAGTAGCTCTGTTTCTAAAGTTGCAGTAGGAGGAGATTTTGTTATTTTTATTAAATCAGACAAAACTCTATGGGCTTGTGGAAATAACGTTTATGGTGCATTAGGTCAACTTAATACAATTAGTAGAAGTTCACCAGTACAAGTAGGTGTTAACTCAAATTGGGTTAAATGTGCGGCTACTTGGAGAGGAGCATTTGCAATTAATGAAGGTGGTCAGTTATATGTTTGGGGTTATAACGCTTCTGGATCTTTTGGAAATGGTACTCTTGCAAATTATTACTCATCTCCAGTTCTTGTGGGAAGTGGTTATTCAGATATTTATGCTAGCTATGATAATTCTTTTGTTATAAAAACAGATGGTTCTTTATGGACTGCTGGTAATAATTACTATAATACTCTTGGAAATAATTTAGGAGGTTCATACTCATCAACATACTACCAAGTATATGGAACATATAGTTACTCTTGGACAAAAGTAGCCCCATCTGCTGATCATGTTTGGGCTTTACAATCAGATGGAAGTTTATATGCCTGGGGAAATAATTTATACGGTCAATTGGGATTGAATTCTACTCTTACACAATCAACCCCAACACTTGTTACAACTGGCGTTGCTAATGCAGGATGTGGGTATTTTAATTCTTATATGATAAAAAATAGTAATTTATATTCTTGTGGAACTAACTCTATTGGTCAATTAGGTTTAAATAGTACATCTCAAGCTAATTACTCTAGTCCAACACAAGTAGGTTCTATTACTGGATGGAGTTCTATAACACCAACTTCCGATGGTCAAGGTGTATTGGGGGTAATTGGTTAAATGGAACCATTAGATCTAGCTTTAAAACACTCTATTTCTGGTCGGTTTGATGAAGCCGAGGCAATTCTACGTTCACTTCCGCAGAATGATGCCCGTGTCCGTTTTAACCTTGGCTGGTTTGATATGACACATGGAAAGCTAATGGAAGGCTTTGAAGGGGTTAATTGCGGTCGCTTTATTAATGTATTTGGTTCCCCAAAGATTCAAGGAACTATATGGAAAAACCAAGACTTAACCAACAAAACACTATTGCTAAGAGGTGAAGGTGGTTTAGGTGATGAGATAATTAACTTCAGATTTGCACAAGAGTTTAAAAAGCTTAGAGCAAACGTAGTTGTATCTGGTCATCCAGCATTATTGCCAATATTTTCAAGGCATGGATTTGTCTGCGTAACTTCTTCAGCAGTAGAAAAGGGGGAAGTTTATTATGATTACTGGGTTCCAGCTATGTCAGCGTCCTATGTTCTAGGATATGAATATGACACATTGCCAGGAAATCCTTATTTAAATGCTGCACCAGAATCTGTTGCCAAAAAACCAGGAACAATAAAAGTAGGTTTACGTTGGTCAGGAAACCCACATTTTGAACATGAGCAGCACCGCACATTTGATCCAAAATTAATGATTGATTTGCACAATACTCCGGGCGTAACTTGCTATTCATTTCAGAGAGATCATAATTTGGTAGACAACTTACCATTTGATGACCTTGGAACATCTTTAAAAACATGGGAAGATACAGCATCTCACTTAAAGTCCATGGATTTAGTTATTACTTCATGTACTTCTGTGGCACATATGTCAGCTGCTTTAGGAATTGAAACTTGGGTTATTGTTCCAATACTTCCTTATTATGTATGGGCTGTACCAGGAGATAAATCCGCATGGTATAACTCTGTACGCTTATTTAGGCAGGAAAAGTATGGCGATTGGAGTGCTCCATTTGCAGAAATACAAAAATGTCTAAACGAAAAAGTTAAATTAAAGGTTGCCGCATGAATCTATTTTTATCCTACAACTTAAAAGTAGATAAAGCTTATATTATTAGGATAGCTGGTAATGAGGTATCCGAGCAGTTTGCAAAAAGATGCGCAGATTCATGCGAAAAAGTAAATATGCCGTATGAGTTTTGGGATGCTTATGATGGGGTTAATCAAGAAATAAAGCCTCCAAAACATCATAATGCCGTTATGGATTTGATTAGCGTTACAGATCACTATCTAACCCGTGGTGAAGTTGCTTGCGCTCTTTCACATATTAGCCTATGGGCTAAGTGTGTTCAACAAGATAAACCAATTGTTATTCTTGAGCATGACGCTATTATGCTAAATGCATATCCAGAGCATACGTTATACAACTCAATAGCATTTTTGGGTTCTAAAGAACAAGTAAAAGATGGCTGGCCAGTATTGCCAACACCACCACATGGTACTGATGGTCCAAACAAACATTTTATATGCCGCGCCCATGCTTACTCAATAGATCCAGCGGTTGCAAAGAACTTGTTATCCCATGTTATTCGATTTGGAATTAATGATCCATTAGATATAATGATGAGGTCTGACATATTTCCAATGCACCAAAATGGTTTGTTTGCATACGATGAACCTGGAGATAAAACTACCATCCATAACAGACCCAAGGATGGCAGATCTTCTCACCGCAATGATGGATTAAGGAATTAATATGGTTAATTATTGTTTAGTAATTAATGGGTTAATAGTTAAAGGCCCAACATCCTTACCAAGCATCTATTTGGATGAATCAACCAATCAACAAATTTCTGGATTTAATAATTTAGATAATGAAACATTGGTTAAATATGGATGGTTGCCTGTAGCAATAAATGATTCTGGGTATGGGGAATATTCAGTTTTTGTTAATTCAACTTATGAAATAGAAGAAAAACAAGTTTTGCAAAGAAACAATTATTGCATTTTAACAAAACAACAGTTTGAGGAACGAGAGCTTTTATTTGCTCCAAAACAAATTAATGAGGAAAGTTAAAGTGTTATATGTCAGACCCATTTGGAATCACAGACGGTGTTAAATCCGTTACCAGCAGTATTAATGAGTCTGTAAAGGCAAGCCAAGAACTATCTGAAGCAATTGAAGGTGTATTAGAAGTAGTAGATAAGTCGGTTAAAGAACGATCTGAGAGAAGAAAAAAACTTCGAGAAGTTCATCCTGACACTACAACAATTATTAATGCAGTAGATGAGTGGCAAAGGCTTTTAATAGCAAGGCAGTCAGAAGCAAGAATACAAGAGCAGATTACCAAGAAATACGGAAGTCATGCTTGGGAAGAAATACAGTGTATTAAAGCAAGAAAGCAATGGGAAGACAGGCAGGATAAGTATTTAGAGCAACATGACAGGAGAATTCAAAAGTCAGTAATGCTTCTTTGTTATATATTGGCTGCTTGGATTTCTTATGAATTAACTTGGGGTATGTGGAGATGATAGTTTATTTAGCGTTTTGTTACAGTTATTGGGGAGCTTTATCATGTTTGGCGTAGATGACATTATTAACGTAGGAATGAAAATTCTGGACAAGGTTATACCCGACCCAGTTGCCAAAGCCGAAGCACAAGCAAAGTTGGTAGAACTACAACAACAAGGAAGATTAGCGGAGCTACAAGCAGATACGGCAGAAGCTCAAGAGCTGACCAAGAGACAACAATCGGATATGGCAAGTGATTCATGGCTTTCCAAAAATATTCGTCCTTTGACACTTATAGCAATTCTAGCAGGGTATTTTATATTTGCAATGATGTCGGCTTTTAACTTAGATACTAATAAGACTTATGTAGAACTATTGGGTCAATGGGGTATGTTAATTATGTCTTTTTACTTTGGTGGACGTACCCTTGAAAAAATTATGGATATGAAGAGTAAGAAAAATGAATCATAAAGAACACATAATGATTATTGCGGCATGGTCTTTGGTGGCTGTAGTTGGTGCTATGTTGGCTATGTTTGGATATGCTGTTATAGATCCTAAATTTGATACCGAAAAAGTATTTCAAATTATTGGGCCAGCATTTCAAACTATTGTGGGTGGATTTATAGGATTAATTACAGGTATTAAGATAGGTTCAGATGATGGTAAATAGCACTCAATTACAAACATTAGGTATTGATCCAAAATGGGAAATTCCTTTAAATCAAACTTTTGTTAAATATGACATTAACACACCAAAGCGTCAAGCAGCGTTTATTGGTCAATGCGCTCATGAATCTTCTAATTTTAAGGTGCTACAAGAAAACCTTAATTACAGCGCAGAAGGGTTAATGAAAACATGGCCAAGCCGTTTTGCTACAAAAGAGATTGCTGACCAATATGCCCGTCAGCCAGCTAAAATAGCTGGTAAGGTCTATAACGGCAGATTAGGTAATACCAGCGAGGAGGAGGCTTCAAAGTACTTAGGAAGAGGTTTAATTCAGCTAACTGGGAAAGATAACTATGAACGATGCGGATCTAGTATTGGTGTGGATCTTCTCAGCAATCCTGATCTGTTGCTTAATCCTCAATATGCGGCTTTAAGTGCTGGATGGTTCTGGAACAAACATGGCTTAAATGAGTTGGCAGATAATCAAGAACACGGTATGATTACTAAACGAATCAATGGTGGAACTCTTGGTTTGGATGACCGCATTCTTAAAACTACCAAAGCTTTAGCCGTATTAGGGTAAACCCGTATGCCATTTATTAAAATACAACTTAAGCCGGGCGTTAATCGTGACCAAACAAACTACACCAATGAAGGTGGATGGTATGAGTGTAACCAAATTAGGTTTAGGTCTGGTCAACCTCAAAAAATTGGTGGTTGGTTAAAGTATACGTTAAATGCTTTTGTTGGCGTTTGCCGTCAAATGTTTGGTTGGTATACCACCTATGGGGATAATCTCTTAGGCGTTGGAACCAACATCAAAGTATATATAGAAGCTGGTGGCACATTAAATGATGTAACACCATTGCGTGAGACAACTGCTGCTGGAGCAGTTACGTTCTCGGCAGTAACAACAGCTCCGTATTCATCTACAATTACAGTAACGGATGTGGCACACGGATGTATTGTGGGTTCTTATGTCACATTTAGTGGCGCAGTATCTTTGGGCGGAAATATTACAGCCGCAGTTTTAAACCAAGAATATGTGGTTACATCCATAATATCTACGAGCCAATACACAATAACTGCAAAAAATACTAGTGGGGTTACGGTTACTTCTAATGCCTCAGATACTGGCAATGGCGGAGCTTCTACAGTAGGTAAATATCAAATAAACCCAGGCGCTGCTGGTGGAGTCTATGGTTATGGTTGGGGTACTGGAACTTGGGGTCGTGGTACATGGGGATCTGCATCAACCACTCCATATAACATTGGTCAAACTGATTGGATATTCTCCAATTTTAACAATGACTTGATTATGAACCGCAGGGAAAATGGCAAAGGTGCCCTTTATATATGGGAACGTGGAGTATTAACAACTCCTTCAGTAGCTTTAGCAACTAGAGCAAAACTTTTATCTTCCCTTGCTGGTGCTTCAGCCGTACCAGATGAAGCAGGAATTATATTAGTATCTCAAAATGATAAACATTTACTAGCTTTTGGTGCTACACAATATGGCGGATCTGACTATAACCCATTATTAATACGTTGGGCAAATCAAGATGAGCCACAAAATTGGACTCCATCACCAACAAACTCGGCTGGATTTTTACAAGTTTCCCGTGGTTCACGGATTATTTCCGTATTGCCTGCCAAACAAGAGATTCTTGTATTTACAGATACTACAGTAAATTCCTTGCAGTTCCTTGGTACAACAGATGTGTTTAGTATTCAAGAATTGTCAGACAATATTTCCGTAGCTAGTGCAAGATCAGCAACTATGGCTAGTAACGTAGTGTATTGGATGGGTATTGATAAGTTCTATGCCTATAACGGTAGAGTAGAAACATTGCCATGCACCCTTCGTAATCACGTTTTCCAAAACTTAAATTACGACCAGCTAGATCAAGTAATCTCTGGCACTAATGAGGGCTGGAGCGAGGTATGGTGGTTCTACCCAACAGCAGATAGCACCACCAATAACGCTTATGTAATCTACAACCATTTAGATAAGATTTGGTATTACGGCACTATGCCACGCACAGCTTGGATAGATAGCCCATTACGTCAGTACCCACAGGCAGCTATTGACGGTTATATCTATAACCATGAACAGGGTATTAATGCTGATACATTACCTATGGAATCATTTATCAAGTCTTCTGACTTTGACTTAGGTGAAGGTGAAAACTATATGCTTTTAAGAAGACTTATTCCAGACGTTCAGTTTGATGGATCTACTGCTACATCTCCAGAGGTAGGTATTACCCTATATCCAAGGAATTATCCAGGATCTAACACATTTAATGGAACTACAAACACTAGACCAATTATTGAAACTTCTGCAAACACATACACAAATCAGGTGTTTATTAGAAGCCGCGCCCGTCAAATGGCATTCCAAATTAGGTCAGAAGACTTGGGTGTTCAATGGCAATTGGGTAGTCCTCGTTTAGAGGCTAGAGCAGATGGAAAGCAATAATGTCTAATTACAATTTTCGTGCGCCTGCACTACCTTTACCAAAAGCTGAATATGATCTTTCCCAACAAGATCAATTCTCAAATACATTACGTTTGTACTTTAACCGTTTAGATCAATACAACATACAAGCTTCTACAGAACAAAACTCTAATACCGTACTTATTTGGATGGGAATAGTTTAATGGCATATCAAAATATTACCCCAACCAAACTAGGTCAGGTGGCTATTACTGGCACTATAGCAACGTTATATACCACTCCAGCGGGTTTTAGAACCTTTGTAAAAGACCTTAATATATGTAATACAACAGGCGGAGCAATCACCGTAAACGTTCATTTGGTCCCAAATGGTGGAACAGCTGGTACGGATAACGCTATTTTGTACACCTATTCTATTGCTGCTAACACTACCTATCGTTGGCAAGGAGTACAGATTATGAACGAATTACAAACAATCCAAGTAAAAGGCTCAACTACAGGGTTAAC